AATAAAATTTAATATTCTGGTATTTTTATTTAAACACATGCATTTAGAGTTTAATATAATCAAACATACCTGAGCTTTTACGAGCCGCTTGGGGAGGCGTCATTACAGGAAGATTTGCAGCCGCTTGTGCAGCTCGCATAATTGTCATCCGTGTTTGCAAAAAGTCAATTAGACGTGGTAGTGCATCCATATACTGCTCCAAATAATGCCGCATTGATGCTGGCGTAATCTCACACTCATATGTCGGCAACTTCAAAATCTGCTCATCTGTCAACTGTACCCCATAAAAGTTCTCAATCATCTTAATCATATCACTCTGCTTCATATAATCAAACTGCACAGGATTCAAACGACCGTGGCGATAAATTGCTGGAGATAGCTGATCAATACAATTTGTAGTGGCTACAATAATAACCCCATTATAACAGCCCACGCCATCCAAACGAGAAAGAAGCGTTCCCAAACAAATTGCATCAGTCGGTTTAATTGATGTCGGCTGCGTCATAGCTGCTGCTGCAGTTAGGAGAGCTTGAGGAGTCGGCTGCTGTTGCGACTGAGCTACTGGCACACATGCATCCTCCGCTTGTCGCTTCTTCAACGCTTCTGAGCCTACATCAATCTCATCAAACAAGAGAATAATCTGCTCCTTTGTAAACTCCACCCCATCAATAGAGGTCAAATTCAAAATCTCTTCAATCTCCGCATTTGTACGTACACGACTCATAGGAATCTCTAAAATATGACGACGATCAGCATTTGCCATCGCAATTACAGAACTCGTCTTACCACATCCAGGAGGACCATAGAAAATATATCCCTTTTTGCGTTTTAGACCAGTGCGCTTATAATAGTCCAGATCTTTGAGTCGCTCCAAATCAGCCATTAGTGCAGTCTTATTTGGTGTAAACAGCGTATCAAAGGTCTCGTAATTTGTATTCCCTGGGTCATCCAAATCTGAAAGCACCGCAGATGACCACGGCTCCTCCTCATCCTCTATTGCATGTTTGCCCTTATAAATAAAGTGATAAATCTTATTACGATTCTTTTTATTCATATATGTGCGATATCCTTCAATCGCTCGCTCTACAAATGTATTCAACTCGTCCATTGAAACCATTGAACTGAGTGTCAGTGTAATTGACCATACATTATCACGCTGCTTCTCATTCTGAATCTTCACTTTGGAAAACTGCACCTGAATTGATTGCGAATAATTAAATTGCTGCCATGCATCCAACACATAACTCAGTTCCTCATTATCATTATCTTCATCTCTATATGGTGCGCGCCCATTATTATTGCTATTAATATAATTTGCACGACTAATCTTATTTTCAGCAATTAGAAGGTGGCAAATGGCTCGCAAGGGATATGAATAATGAATATGATAACGACCACTGCCATACACCTCATATCCATCAAACTTCAGTGAATATTTATGACGACTTGACCAAGACGATGAAGTAAACCAATTGTCAAAATTGGCTGTATAAGAGTCCACAATAATTTTCAAGAATGGAACTGCAATAAGCGCGATCATAATATTTGAAAGAATTCCCATAAATCCTGCATCAGTCCCTTGACGACCTAACAACATATATATCATTGATGACTCCATCATTTTATGGATGCAAACCGGCTATTAGTAAAGAATCGTCTACAGACTTTAAGATGACTAGTTGCGTCTATTCACAATCTCTGTCAACCGAATAAGTTGTCTATTTATTTCGGTATTTCTATTATAAATACCACGGATTTCACAAATAGTCCAAATACCAATTACTGTATTTACAATTTTAAAACCAATATGCGTTAATTGCGGTTGCATCTTACTACTTCTGGTAAGATATGGTAAGTTTAAGCCAGGCGCAGACCTAAATCCTTGTGGAGACTTCTCTAGTAAGAATGGCTGGTGCAAATCCTACAGGGTTCAGAAGTAAACAATTAGACGCAGATGGGTTGACCATTTGTTTTAACCTTCATCGCAACTTTCATCTACCAACAGTATATGAAACAGCAGATGCTGATACCATCCAACGATGCCTAACTCTTGGTGCAGACAGTTTTGCAGCAGTTAGGGAGATTGAAGAATCTGCAGGAACACGGTCTGCAGAGAGTACTGCTATTACACGAGCAGTTCGAAATGCAGAAGAACGAGCAGATAAAATTAAATGGAAGCTTGAACAAGATATTGAACAACTACAAAGGGAACGCAGAGAAGTCGCAGATGACGCCGCCAGGCTGCGAGCAGAGTTCACCAGTCTGCAGACTAGTTTCCAGGAGAAACTTGATATTGCTCGGCAGATCGCAGCTGCAGATGCTAGTCGTCGTGTTATTGAATTAGAAAGTAAATTGAGTGGTCTTCAAGAAGCTATTAAAATTATGAAAGACGCAGAAGAAGAACGCATGACACGGCTATTAGAACGTGAAGGAACTCGGCGCGTGGAACTTCTAGAAGCAAAAGAAGGAACAATTGCTGTCCTAAAAGCTGAAAAGGAACGCAGAGAAATGGAACTGGCGGCTGCTCAAGAAGCACTTCTTGCTCGCCGTGGAGCCAAAGCCAACTCTGCAGTCAAGGGACAATTAGGAGAAGAAGAATTTGCAGATATGGCTTCTTCAGCCGGTTGGAACCTTGAACGCACTGCCAAGGAGTCGCGCTCTTGCGATTACCGTGGAGAGGTCTCGGGTATGCCAGTATTCTTTGAAATTAAAAGCCATGATCGACGTGTTGCATCTGCAGAAGTTGATAAATTCAAACGTGATATGAATGAACACCCTGAAGTAGGTGCTGGGGTTTTCCTCGCTCTAAATGCAGGTATCACAGGAGGACGCGGACATTTCTGGACTGAATATACAGGTGATGGACGCCTTCTCATCTTCCTAAGTCATGCATTTAGTGAAAGCGAAGAAGCTGCTCGCATGCAACTAACAGCTGTTCACCAACTATTAGAGGTGGCTGTTCATATAAATAAAGCTCGCCTTGCAAATGATAATGACCAGCTAGATGCATATAAGGGGCGTGTAGAGAGTGCTGAGAAATATATAATGGCAATTAAGGAACGTGTGCGCGAGCTTATTAATACTCTCCACAGTGATAAACGTAATCTATTATCTACTCTACAAGCATCTTATGAGCGTCTTGGATTTATGATTCGCAGCATTCAGACAGATGTACAAACGACCCTTAGCGCTCTTCTAGGAACCGCTATTAAGTTTGATGAGGAAGATATGGAAGAAGGAGCTGGAGCTGGAGCTGCTGCTGCTGCAACGAAAGAGGTTGTTATTGATAATACTGGTACAGTTGTAGCAGAAAAATCAACAAAAAAGAAAGCAAGCAGTCGTAAAGCAAGTTCCTCTGGAAAAGTCTAAAGTGGCGTAACTGTATTCCAATATACTATATTAGGAATAATTTTGTTCCATTCTGGAGTATAAAACCAACTAGTAATTGGTCTCTCTTCTAGTGTAATTTCATGTGTATATATTTGAAGATACAGAGCTTGTCCTAACGCAAGCTCATTAATTGGAACATTAATCTCAAATATATGCACTCTTTGAGGAATATATATGCTCCGTCGTAGTTTCCAGTTATATTTTTTAGGAATTTCATTATCTCCTTGTGGAAGATTATAACCATCTCCATGCTGGATTACTTGAACAAATTGTTCAGCTTTCGCTCGGCTATCTGTAATTAGAATACAATTTGTAATATTTCTTTCATCTTCTCCGTCTGCAGTATAGCGAATACCATACAGCATTTTTGGGATGAAATGTGGCTTGTAAAGGCAATTAGAATTGTGTGCAAATTCAAGTATGATAAATAGCTAATCAAATTTTAGCCATCAGTTCAACTGCCAAAATTGACATCCTAACTGCGTCTGCGAAGCCAGCAACAACAACATGCCTACGAATATGATGTCCAGCTCCTGCGGTTCACCCAAGCCCATCCTCATCAGTATTGATGGTCTAATTGGTAGTGGTAAATCGACACTCCTCAATCAACTCCGTGAAAATTACCCACACTGGCATTTTATTGATGAGCCACTTGATACATGGACAGCTCTTAAGAATGAGGCAGGAGAATCGCTATTAGAGGTGTTCTACAAAGATAAGCGCCGTTGGTCATACACTTTCCAGAACTGTGCAGTCCTTTCTCGTTATCAAAACATTCGCCACGCCATTGAACAATGGCAGCGTGAATGTGTACATAACCCCGAACTGGAGAAACACAATGTCTTCATTACAGAGCGTAGCTTGGAGACTGACTTTAATGTGTTTGCACAAATGCTACGGGATGAGGGTCAAATTGATGCAATGGAATGGGACCTATATAAGAAATGGTACCGCATGCTACAAGATGCTTGCCAAATTGATGCAATTATCTATGTAAATACGAGCCCCGAGGTGAGCCTGGAACGTATTGGTGTACGAGGTCGTCAGGGGGAAGGAGAAATTCCTCTTGACTACCTGCAAAATCTACACAAATACCACTTGAAGTGGATTGACCGCATTGCATCACCTGTCATGCTCTATAACAATTATCTGGGTGGACAGAAGGGTCATAATCAACCCGATGATGTCGATCGATTTATCCAGCGATTGTAATACCCCATCCTCTAATTGCTCCCAGGCTTCACCCCTGCATACGCACGAGGATCGTTTTCCCAATCATGCTCAGTGCGGTCAATTAGACGGTTGCGCTCATTTGCTGCACGCACAATCTTGCTCTCTACACCCTGACTCTCCATAAAATAAAGAAGAGCCGCACTATCCTTGGGTAAGCAGGTTCCACCAAATCCATAATGACCATCATATCCTGGTACAAGAGTATGACTTGCTCCTATACGAGGATCCACCGCAACACCCTTACAGACAGCATCATAATCACACCCTATTTTTTTACAAAGTGCTGCAATCTCGTTAAAGTACGAAATTTTAAGAGCAAAGAAATTATTGCGGGTATATTTTATAAGCTGTGCTTCCGCTTGAGATACAAAATGGAGGGTTTTAGAGGAGATTGCACCAGCTGCATGTGCAGTTTCAATTAGACGGGTTAGCGTAGCGCGTTCCTCTTCATTACGAACACCAAACACCCAGCATTGGCAATTATAGAAATCCTTGCGCCAGTTCACCTCTGTTAAAAACTCTGGCATAAATGCAACATCAAGACGCTCAGCAGTTCCTGGAGGAACTGTAGAGCGAAGTACAATATTACGCACACCTAATTCATGCAGACCCTGAATGCAACGGTCTACAATACGTGTATTACATTCACCACTCTCATATGCTGGAGTAGGAACACAGACAAATGTTGCATCACATGTTAGTAAATCTTCACGCTTCACACCGGGAGGAGAGCAACGCGCTGGATCCAAATCGTATATAATAACTTCTATATCTTTACATGCTAAAAGTGCAGTTGCAGAACCAACAAAACCGCCACCAACAATTCCAATTTTCATAATGTAATTTATTATAATATTTAATAGTTAAAACGGTGCAATTTGACATTTAGGAATAATTGAATATAATTCGCTAATTCGTGCATGAAATATTTCATGAAATGGCAAATGAAAATCAATATAAAAACCCGATTTAATACAAGTATGTAATGATTCATCTGGATTTACCCACTCACTAATAGCTCCACGGTCAAGTCGTGGAAATTTTTCTATATCTATATATGGATTAATATATAAATTTTCAATAGGCTCTGATTTTACAGTTTTATATAAAATTAACTGATCAGAAAACCATCCAACTCCATCCCATAATCCATCACTTTTATATATAGTAGCCCATTCATTAAAACGTTCATATATATCATCTAATTGCTTAATATTAAACATCCTGGAAAATGTAGATGGCGTAGCTGCAACATAACACATATATATTTGTTGAATTTCTTCATTAATTCCTCGCAAACATACGAACTGATTTGGTTTAGCTGATTCTATTTTTGAGTGAAAAAACTCACTCTGCATTGGAATCATATCCATATCACTTAATAGTATTGCCCCATCTGCTTTTAAAAGTGCTGGATAAAGCAAACGAATTACTTGTGCTTGTGTAGCAGTTGACCATCCTTGAATTGGTTTAAAATGAATAACCGCGGGGTCGGCTTTTAGAATATCTGGAAGAGTCTCTGCAACATATACCATTATACATGGTATACCAACTACTTCGTACCATGCTTTTTTAACTAGCGGCCAGAACTGTAAATATCTCATATTTTCATTACATGCAACAAGCGCGGTCGATAAACGCATTTACCAAATTATTACACTACAAGTTTAAATCTATAGTTTGCCAAAAAGAATTGAAATTGGCTTGACGCCAATTGTATACTGCAACTAGTCTATAAAATGCCTTCACGCCGACGTATATACCCTATTAGGAAAGATTTATTTCTTGAAGAACTTACTGAACCCAAAAAAAATAAATATGAAGGGCTGCGCAAAGAGTGTGATGAATTCAAGGCTCATTTGCGTGCAATTGGTAATGAACGACGAGCAGCAGAAGCAAAAGCAGTAGCTGCTGGAACCAAACCGCATATGCGTAAACGCAAATCACGACCTGATCTCTTTACTTCTACATTTAATGGGCTCCTAAAAGAATGGTTTAGTTTCCATTGGCACAATCTAAAAGACTGGGGAAAAAATATGAAATATACAGTCAAATATCAACTACTTCCTACACTCTTCTGCCTAAGAGCTGAAGCTGTTATTCCATATAATGAATAATAATACATTTGAAATATTTGAAACAGTTGTTATACAACGACTTCAAAGATTAAATAAAGAACAATTAGATGGAGCGTGCTATTTTTTATTCACCCTTCATGAACGCCTCCCTAACCGCTGGAAAACAGAAACATTGCTCAATGAATTAGCTATTGCAGAACTATTTGATATTATTTCTGAAATGTGTACTTATATAAAAACATTTACACAAAAATATAAAAGCACCCAATGGCTAAATGGAAGTCTCAGCATTATCAATATATTTCGTATTCATATAAAATCAATGCAACGTAATTATTATACACTAAATGTATTTACTGCATTGTTAAAGCATTTTATTAGTACTGCAGATGAACTATTAGAGACTGATACACTAACTGCTGCAGATGCAGCTTAGCTACTAAAATATATACGCTGAATGGCTGTTTTAT